CATAAGGAGAAAATCATGCCAACAGTACCAACAGGGGATAAAGAGTCCGGCCGACGCGGTCAAGGGAACGCTTACCGAGATCCTGCTCGTCAGAAGAGGAATACGGGTCAGAAGGTCCTGGTTATCGGTGTAGTGATCCTCATTGTAGTCTACGTGGCGGCGAAGGTCTTTGGAACCTAAACGCGAAATAAACGTCTATTACACTCCTAGGAAGCAGTTCTTAGAGTTTCATGGTAGACGTCAGCGTTGGGCCTGTATCGTCTTCCACCGACGAGGAGGTAAAACGGTCGCGTGTGTGAACGATATTCACACACGCGCTCTTTATACGCCGAAAAAGAATGCTCGCTATGCGTACATCGCACCCTTCTACCGACAGGCTAAAGACGTCGCCTGGATGTACCTCAAGGAAGCAACGACAGACTCCGCCGTCAAGGTTAAAGAGTCTGAGCTGTCTGTGGAGTTGTTTAACGGGGCGAAGATCACCCTGTACGGTGCTGACAACCCAGATGCACTTCGTGGTATTTATCTGGACGGTGTGGTTCTTGACGAGTTTGGCGACTGCCGTCCTTCTCTGTGGGCAGAGGTAATCCTCCCCACTCTGACAGACCGTCAAGGTTGGGCGACGTTCATTGGTACACCGAAAGGAAAGAACCACTTCTACCACATCCGAGAGATGGCCCGGAAACGTCCGGAGGAGTGGTACTATTTAGAAATGAAGGCCAGCCAGTCTAACATCCTTCCCGTAAAGGAGTTGGAGATGGCTCGTAGTCTTATGGACCCAGACCAGTATGCTCAGGAGTATGAATGCTCCTTTGAAGCAGCGGTCAAGGGAACCTACTACGCTGAGCTTATTACGAAGATGGAGAAGGGTCGTATTGACGACCCAGAAGCTTCTCCCCAGATTACGAGGGTGGCATGGGATCCAGACCTGCCAGTCAATGTTTCCTTGGACCTTGGGTTCACCGATTCTACGGCTATGTGGTTCTGGCAACATAGAGTTGATGGAATAGCGGTGATCAACTATGAAGAATACCACTCCAAACCTTTATCATTCTATCTTGACCTCTTACGAGAGCAGCAGTACGAATACGAAGATATATGGCTTCCGCATGACGCTAAAGCGAAAACGCTCCAAACAGGTAGATCCACGATTGAGCAGATACTACAATACTCCAGAGAAAAGCAGTTGGACTGGAGCATTAAAATCATACCAAAACTTGATTTACAACACGGTATCGATGCTGTAAGGTTCGTCCTGCCACATTGCTACATCGATCAGCAGAACTGCCACGAGGGTATAGAAGCTCTTAGAGCCTACAAGCGGAAATACGATGACCTTACGAAGGCATTTTCACCGAAGCCACAGCATGATTGGTCGTCGCATGGCTCCGATGCTTTCAGGGGTCTTGCTATCATCACTAAGAGCAGACTTAAAACTCCCACAGTTTCTGAAATTTCTAGATCATTCATGTCCTCGGGATACACTCTTGAGGATTTGTTCGCTGAAAGAGAAAAAGTGAACTGGAATAGAGGCCGCATACATGGATCTTGAAAACTCCACACCAACAGAGAAGATTGAGTCCTCTAAGCAGTTCAAGAAGACTCCTTCGGGGTGGCACAAATACTGGAACTCAGAAATGGTGGCTGCGAACAAGAGAGTTCGCAACTGGCATAAGTCTGGTCGGAAAATACAAGCTCGGTATCAGGATCGTCGCGGCCCGGATAAAGAAGATTATCACTCTGACAATCTTACGGACTTCAGAGTTAACCTCTTCCATAGCAATGTCAAAACTCTGCGGGAGATGGTCTATGGCAATCCCCCAAAGATAGAGGTTTCCCGGCGTCACGCTGACCCAGACGATGATATCGCCAGGGTCGGGGCCAATATCCTCAGTCGCATACTTAATGATTCGTGTGAAGCCTCCGGGGACGACACCAAGTCGGTCCTGGGCTATGCTCTGGAGGACCGTCTCCTCCCCGGCTTCGGACTGGCACGAGTTCGTTATGAATTCACCACTAAGATGGAGCATCTCGATGAAATTCGAAACGAGCTCACTGGTGAGGTCATGGCCGAGGCCTACGACCAGGAAGTTATTGTTGATGAAAAGGTTCCTCTGGAGTACGTACACTGGGATGATGTTCGTTGGGGTTGGGCACGAACTTGGTCAGAGGTTCCTTGGGTAGCATTCCGTACCTACCCAACAAAAGACGAAGCCACTACTCGTTTTGGAAAGATTGCAGACGATCTTCAGTATAAGAATAAGATTTCGGGCATGGACTCCGAGAATCGTCTTACTTCTGACGAAATAGCGGATGCCTGGGATCGTACTGAAGTATGGGAAATCTGGCACAAGGCTTCAAAGAAAGTATTCTGGTTCTCATTCGGGGTTGAAAAGATCCTGGATTCGAAGGACGACCCTCTCGGCCTGTTTGGGTTCTGGCCCTGCCCCGAACCCATGCTGGCGAACTGTACGACGTCCATGCTCTTACCGCAGCCGGACTTTGTGATCGCCCAAGACCTCTACAACCAAATTGATCAACTTGAGACGAGGATCGGCATCATTACCTCTGCGGTAAGAGTTGTGGGCGTTTATGATCAATCGGAACCGGGCATTAAGAGAATGCTCCAAGAAGGTACTGAGAATGACCTCATACCTGTTTCTAATTGGGCTGCATTCGCTGAAGGCGGGCAGCTTGATGGAAAGATTGCTTGGATGCCCATCACTGAAATCGCCAAGGTTCTTTCTGAGCTGACTGATCAGAGATCTGACGCGATGGCCCTCCTGTATGAAGTCACAGGTATGGCTGAGATCATGCGGGGCGGAAACGGCCCTGATCGCGAAACTGCTGAGGCCGCTTCGGGTAAGCGGCAGTTCGCCAGTGTCCGCGTCCAGGGTCTCTCAGAGGACTTCGCCCGGTTTGCCTCTGATCTAATGGCTCTGAAAGCTGAAGTCATCGGTAAGCACTTCCAACCGTCCACCATCATTCAGCAAAGCAACATAATGATGTCTATGGACAAGGATTTAGCTGACCAATCTGTTCAGCTCTTAAAGGATTATCGCAACGCTGTTTGGAAGATAAAGATCCTACCTGAGTCGTTGGCTATGCTAGACTACCAGTCGCTCAAGCGAGAGCGTACTGAGTATCTCGGAGCCTTGGCACAGTTTATCCAGTCGGCTGTCCCCCTGCTTGAAATCAATCAGCAAGCTCTGCCGTTCCTCATGCAGATGCTCAAGTGGACCATGTCTGGCTTTAAGGGCTCCAATGAGATTGAGGGAGTTCTGGATAAGGCTCTGGATCAGATGATGAAGCAGGGCGGGCCGAAAGAGAAAGAGGGTCCGTCGGAAGAAGAGCTTAAGATGCAAGCTGAGATGCAGAAGCATCAGAATGCGATGCAACTACAGGCACAGAAACATAAAGATGCGATGCAAGAACAAGCTCAGAAATTCCAGAATACGCTTCAGGAACTTCGAGAAGAGATGCGTAAAGACCTTCAGATTATCTTTGCTGAGATGCGGGCGGCTATCAAAGAAGAAGTCGCTCAGTCTGAAGCGGCGATGGCTCAGGACGACCATGAGACGGAAAATCAAATTCGGATAGACAAGAACAAGGGGAGGCAGACAAGTGCGAACGGATCCCGGGAAGGGTAGTAAGCGAAGGCCAGGAGATAATGAAGCCTTTTCGGAAAATTTCGACCGAATCTTTGGAAATTCTACTCCAGAGCGTTCCAGGGGTGGACGAAAAGTCTATCGTCAGGTCAAAAACGAAGACGGTAGCTATTCCCTCGTCGAACTTGAGAAACCCCCACCGAAGTACAGTGAAGATCTCATTTGGGACGGTACAGTAAAGTCCACGGTTGATGGGTCTGTTCTTCGTACTAAAGCTGATCTAGTAGACCACAACCTCCGTAACAACGTTCAGTGTTTCCACCCCGGCATGGTGGAGGATGCTGAGAAAAGACGAAAAGAAATACATGAGGAGACCTTTGGGTCCAGGGCTCGTGAGCGTCGTATAGAGGACATAAAACGAGCTTTGGAAAATCCTGTAGTTGGATCGAGGCCAGTATTCGACGATGAGTGAACCCATTCGTGGTATAGAACCTAATCGGTTGATCCACTTTGCGAATGCTCTTCGCAAGGGTAAGGATTTTTTGAACAAGGGTTCTGTGGGGTTCACCCCAACAAATTCTCGGATAGGGTTTGGGGATCTTTTTCTTGGAGAAGCACCAGAAACCCTAGAGGATATGTCCTACGGATTTATGCCTTGGACTGGTTCTGGAAAGACTCTACGGCTAGACCCTGGTGTGGCTGATATAGTTGCTCTGCCTACATTCGGTGCAGCGGCTGGAAGCAAGGCTTTGATCAATAGATTACGAAAGCCTATAGCTCAGGCAGTTGCGCGTGAAGCAGCTCCGGAGACAGTAGACCAAGGTCGCCGAGGATTCCTCAAAGGAATGGGTGCTGCGACAGTCGCTGGGGCTGCGTCAACTTCTATCCTTCCTGACTTACTTAGAAAAGAACTTCCTAAGGCAGTCCCGAAAGCAGCAGCAAGAGTTGCGGGTCATGTACCTCTTAAGTCTTGGTTTTCTGATCAATTAAAGAAGAGATTTGAAGAACAAATATCTCATTTTGCGGGGATTGGTGATCTTCCTCATGTACTCCCCACTATGAAGGAAGAAATGGCTAAAACTCTTAAGAAGTTTGCTGAAGACCCCATCATAGATAAAAGATTTTCTGATTTTTCCTCTTCTGTAGAATCTAAGTATTCTGGCAAAATCAATTCTCTGGATGCCTATAAGAGAATGAGTGAGATACATGAGTCTCCTGAAGACTTTGGGTTCAGGTCTTATAGTTCCTCATCATATGGTAAAGCTCTTAGTCAGTCGGAACGAGAACTCTTAGATTCTGCGAATGCAAAGCTTGAAGGTCTTACGAAAGAAGAAGCAGATGATTGGATTTTACTAGGAAAAAGACCAGATAATATATCTGCTGAAGAAGCGGCAAAAATTGAGGCTTGGGAGGTTCGTGAACGTGGGTCCATTACCTCTAAGATTACCGATGACATTTTAGACCCTCATTGGGCTTTAATGATGGAAAACGTCTACTAATAAGGAGAACGATATGCCGAAGAGTTTGCGTGAACAACTAGAGGAGTCTTTCGATGACCCAGAAGAAGAACAAGAAGAAGCAGGG